GAGGTAAGCAAGAATAGCGCCATCGCTAAAAGCCAGCTTGCTCTTAGAGATGGCGCTATTCTTGCTTACCTCTATACCTGTATCATTTTCTGCTATCACGCCCCAGAGCCTATACTTTACAGTGGCGTTTTGATGTTGCGATAGCGTCAGTTGTAGTTCTACGTCGTTAAGATAGTATCCGATAGTCGCTATAATTGGATCGCCAGTAGATAAGCGCGTGGTGCCGAGCATAATAGATGTTTGCCAGTCGTCCAGCGATATACAGCCTTTGATATACGGCACTCTGTCTAGTGGTATATCTAGCTTTACGGTGGCGTTGCCAGAGCCATTAAGTTTTACACTGCCCTCATTAAGCCACACTACTTTATCTGTCGGATAGTCTGAGTTAAAGATAAATCGGTATAACGTGTCTAAGCACATTATTTTACCTCCTCCAGCACGTTAAAGCCCTCTTTAGTGATCCAAACACCTGGGCGCCCATCCCCAGGCGCTTGGCCTATTAAAATGCGTGGCATACCGCCAGCGTCGTAAAACACCTCGCCGTACCGCCCATTAGATAGCTTGCCGCTTATCATCTGAGGGTTGCCGCCGCCCTGGATAGTCTTGCTATACGTTTCGGCGTCTAACATCATAAAGTTATTGTTAATGCGTTGTAAGGCCTCTTTGGTCGGCTGGTTGCTGTTGATAGGGGTAAAGCGGTTAGGCATACTATCTTATCCTTTGCGTTTGTACGGTTAGTGTATGGCTTCTAAATATCACTGGCTCAAAGGCCGCGATATGCTGGTAGCGTATCTGGCACCTGTAAAACTCGCCATTAACTCTTGGTAAGGTTGTATGTATCGTCGGTATCGCTGGCACTCCATAGTCGCTAGGATTATCCCAGACGTAATTTGTGCTTATAACCGTCTGATTTTGTAAATCTATACTAAAGGCGTAGTTTACCTGGTCCGTAAAGTCTAGCGCATAGCCGCACTCTACGGTGTAAGGGTTTTGCGTGGTAGCAAACTCTGGGCGCCACTTAGTGATACGTTTTAGCTGGCTTGTGGTGCCATAATGCTGATAAGCTGTTTCAAGATTAAAGGCGATCGGCTGGCCCATATCTGAGTAGTTATTATTGTCAGCACTCTCGGCCAACATCAGCATACCAACGCGGCTGTGGCCACAGATAAAGCGGCTAGACGTGTTCTGGCGTGCGCTAGTGGCGCTTACATAAGTATTGCTGTCAAAGCTCTCCCAGACGCGCAAGTTGATGTTATAGACTAAACAGTGGTCGTTAGGGCCTCTTTTTGTACTCGGATAGAAAACATAAAGGCGGTTTTTGTAAAGGTCTAGTACGATACTCTCTTTATTAGGGATAGCGTCGTAAACGTTCTGGATACTGCCCTCAGTCAAGCTGGCCTCGCTAGAGCCATCAAAGATATAGATACCGTTATCCGAGGCAAAATAGGCATAGTTCAAGTCGCATACTACGCTTTCTTGGCTAAAGGTGCCATTTTGGGCGTTAGCGTTGCTCTGGCTCCAGCTATCGGCGCTCTGAGCATACATCTGATACTTATTGCGACGTGTCATAAAGTAAAGCACGCCACCAAGATTAAACATGGCCGTTAGTGGATCGCCAGTTTTAATCGCTGGGAAGTTCTGGTAAAAGTCCGTACTAAACTGGTCATAACTAGAGATAGTCTGCGGTGTAGTATCTACTATCACTAAGTCCACGTCCGAGCCAGAGATGGCCGTTACCTCGGCTGTGGCGGTACCCTGGCCAGTTATCCAGTCGCCGATAGCGATACCAGATGGAGTAATAGTACTTAGCTGGATAGTAAGCGTATCGCCCACGTCGCCACTGATAGTGGCCGTAGTACTAAAGGCCGCGCTCTTGGCGTAAGTATAGCCATACGGATAAGTCCAGATGGCCTCTGTGTCTGGATCAGTCGCAAAATAGATTAAGTTATCTGCGGTGCCGTTCATAATGTTGCGCGTAAAGACGCTTAGCGAAGTTCCAGTCTTTAAGTCCGTTACAGGGATGGCACTATCTGCCCAGGCGGTCACTTTACCTGCGCTTATTGTAGGCGTTAGCAAGTGCGGTGCCTCTAAGCCATCCACATAGCGGATAGTGTTTAGGTTTTGGCTAAAGCGCACTTTAGTGGTGCCTACTGGCAAAGTACGGATAGACGATACAGTACCATTAGATTTTCGCCAGTAAAGCGTCCTATTAAAGACAAACAGGATAGACTTATCGCCGTCTATATTCGCCTCAAACACACTTGTAATGGCGCCCTCTGTGGCGTCATATAATATACACATCATCTGGTTGTCAGTGCTTAGAACTTCCACCTCTATATCGTCTAGCGATCCAGACTGTACGCTTATACTAAGCCTTACATCGGTGTTTAAGGCCGCTTTCGGACAGTTATTAAAGAAAACATACTGAGGTATACCAACAACATCAAGATCAGCTGGATCTACGCAAGCGCTAGCCACTAGCTCGCCGTCATAATACATACTAACTTTTGGCACTACATAGCCAACGTCAGCACTCTTTTTGCGTATATTAACCTCCGCGCCACAGATTACGCCATATGTCGTAAAAACGCACGTTTTGGCCTCTGAGCCAGTTACCCACTTAGAGTTACCCATGTTGCGTATAAGCTCGCCGTATCCGATAGGCTCGGATAATTGCTGATACCCTGGGCGCGTGCCATATTCGCCCACGCGGTCAAAGCGTGCGTCTTGCGCCAGGCGTATCTCGGTATCGCCCATAGTATCGTTGGGCTTATATGTATAGATACCCTTAGCAAAATTAGTCGTAAAAGGCGACGTTTTGCGCGTTGATACTTTCGGTATAGTGTGGCCTGTAAATCGTGAATAACCCATGATTAGTGCCTCAAACGTTGAAATACTGGTAGTTTTGCTCGGTTTTCGCCCTCTAGCTGTCGCGGACAGTAGCGGAGCTTCATATTAGTTAGTAGATCCTCGCGCTTATTGTCGTAAATCTGCGCAAAGTCAAAGTTATCGCGTAATTGCTCAGCGCGCGAGAGTGCGCCCAGTAGTAAGGCCTCGCCAAACTCGTAAGGGATAACTGGCACGTCTGTGTCTTGTGATAGCGGTAAAGGCTTAGCCAGATAGTGCAAGTCCAGCGTATAAAAGCGCTCGTCGCCGTTTTCGTTCTCGCTATCCTCTATATTAGGTAAATCGTAGTGGAGTTTATTAGCAAAAACTGTGTACTTGTAGTGTTTAAGCGCGGAGCCTTTTGGCGCGTTGAAAAAGCGGCGACTGTCTATATATTCTAGGCGTCGCATACCATGATCATCTGAGGCTGTTAAGTGGATAGTCGTTTGGAAGTCTTTAGGCAAAATAACAATACCACCAGTTTGTGTATAGCTTAGATAGTGCTTTTCTAAGAACTGGTAGTGTTCCTCGCCCAGGATGTCAAAATACGCGTCGTTTATAAACTGCGTAATGTCGCTATCCGAGTAGTCAGCGTCTTTTAACCTAGCCTTTATACGGTTAATAAGGCCGCCAAGATTGTAGTTTGCGTCCATTTTGTTATATGTACGCGCACCGCCATTAAAGATATTATACCATAAAAAAGCCCCCCTATGGCCACTTGGGGAGGCTTTTTATAGTTATTCGTCTAATTAAGACAAAGAGCCAGTACCGATAGCGGCAACAGCTTTTTTCTTACCGTTAAGCACGAAGCTACCAAAGATAAAGCGGCCGAGCAAGATGGTACCATCTACGAGTTCGCTATCCGTAATAATGCGAGTGTTCATGATCTGTTTGGCACCCAAGAGAGCGTCGCGGTGGACCATAATAGCACTGGTGTTGGATGGGAAGTAGCTGGTTGGGACCTTAACTACTGGCACGCCGTCCAATTCGCCGACAAAGCCACGGCCCAAGAGCTTATCGTTGTAGCCAGAGGCTTCAACGTTGGTCGTAATTTGCTTTTTAACAGCATTATAGAAAGTTGGGGTTACCCACAAAACGCGGCCAGCGATAGGAGCTTTAGCTTCATCTAGGGCGGCGCTGAGCTTCAATACATCGCCATAACCATCGTTAGCGGTTGGGGCATAGTACTGAGAAGCGGCGGCGGCGCCGATACCAGCGGCCAAGAGGCGGTCAGCGTCAATCATAGGGATAACCTGTTCTTCCATCTCAGCGCGCATAACTTCGCCAGCTTTCTTGGCAAGAGCCTGCTGTTCGTAGTTACCACGGTCAATAACGATTTTGAAAGATTTATCGTTATTAAGGGTGTATGGGGTGTAAATATCTTGTAATTCGTTGTTGCCACCAAAGCGGTCGCCAGTTTCCTCGCGGTCGTAGTTGGATGGAGTTACCGTCGTAACGGTGTAAACGTTGACAGTCTTTACGCCGTCAAACGAGTATTTTTTGTTAACGTAGCGGTCAGTGTATGAGCCAGCGGTAAATTGCTGGTCAAGCTTATCCGCATACTTTTGAGCTAAGTTTACAGTCATTTTAGTATGTTCCTAAAAGTTAAATGTTTAAGCTCCAAACAGTCCGTCTAAAAAGGCGTCTTTCTGTTCGGATGAGCCAAACTGCGTTGAGTTCGTAGCGTTGGCGCTAGGCCTCTTAGCGGCTTGGCGAGCCTCCATCTCTTTTTCTACCTCTTTGCGGAGGTTTTCTTTTAGGTTATCTACTTCTACTTGTCCACAGCCTGCAAGCTTGTATACATCGTCTAAGGTAAGCGCGCCGTTATTTACAAGTAAGCCACGAGTTAAGGGCTGGCCACTTACTGGATCTAAAATAGTGTTACCTCGGCTATCTGTGAGCGGTTGCGTAACATACGCTATCATTTTCTGCTCATCCTCAGCTGATAAGTTCCTATCTTGCTTCCATCTGTTAGCGTCCATCTCTATACGCAAAGAGCGTACCTCGTTTAAGGCTTGCTGGTCTGGCCTGGTTTCTTGGGGTTGAGCTTCTGCTAGCCTGCGTTGTAATTGGGCGGCCTCTTGCGACTTGTTGTAGAAGCCTTTTTCAGCATTACGGTACATATCGGCGATTTTTCTAACTGCGTTAGGATCGTCGGCTTTAATACCCTTTTTCGCTAAGAACTCGTCTATCACATCGCCAGTTTGTGCTTCCGTAGGGGCGGCTGGCTCAGTGCTAGCTTCATCCTCGCTAGCTGTTTGCTCACTGGTTGCCTCTACTGCCGAGCTGTCCACACTTTCTGCTTGTTCGGTCGTTTCGTCATTAGCTACTGGCGCCACGTCCGAGGCTTCAAAGAGTGAAGCGTCGTTTACAGTTTGTTCGTCCATTGAACTCTCCTGTTAAATTGATGGTGCTTCGGATACTTTGGTATCCGACAGCTCGGCACTACTGCATTTTGGCGATGCGCCAGCCCGTTGCTGGATTTTTAAGTATAGATATGTACTTATGTAGTGCCGATTTGTCGGCTCGTTATGTTAGCTTTTAGGGTGCTTGGTCGTATAGTCTGTGAGCATATCTAGTACTAGGTCTATGCCAGCGGCGCGATATAAACACTCTTTAATATCGTCAGACTTGCCGCTTTTTGCGCTTAACAGTGCGCGGTCTAATTGTTCTTGCTTCAGCTCTTTGATGAGGGCTAGACTTTCTAGCCCCATCTCTGAGCGCCAAAAATCACGGAAAAGGGCCTTTTTTGCTTTGGTCCAGTTATCCATAAATCGGCTGTCCCTCTGTGGCTTGAGCGTCGGCTAGTGTCGCTTCCGCGCCCATATCTGCCATCTCTGGGTTAATATCTACTGGCTGTTCCGTAGGTAGCTGTTCTGGCAAAGCCACGCCAGTAATAGGCTCTTGCTCTGGTGGGGTAATAATGCGCTTAATCTCGTCGCTGGTAAGGTCTGGCATGATTTTCTTGTACATAATCTCTTTAGCCGCTTGGAGGTTGTTCGTCGGATCAGCGATAATCATCTGGTAGGCGGCGGTGTAAGCCTCTTGTTGTTCGGCCTTTTCTAGCTTCTTTTGTACGTCTAGCGTTACCATCGGCGTATATTCGCCCATAAACTTGGTCATATCCACCTCTTGCCACTCCACGCCTGCGTCGCCGATAGTGCGTACCATATAAGTATCATCAGCATAGAGTTGTAGGAGTTTAAAGCATATCTTAGCCTCTTGGAAAAAGAAGCCGTGCGCCAAGTTCTCGGCTTTTTCTTGTATGCGTATATCCGCCTGGCCTAGCATGGCCTTAATCTCGGTCGCGGTGGTGCTGTCTGTCGCCGTAATACCCTTACTTATCTCAGATACGCTCGCGGCCTCTCTGATTTCGCCCTTAATGTTCGTACGCTCTGCGAGGGCGTTAGTAGGTACTACTGGTGGGTTGCTCCACTCCATCGCGCCAGCTGGCAAAGGATACACTTTACCTGGGGCTGGGTCTAGGTCGTCTAGCTTACCAGCAAACTTCGGATCAATACGACGCTCTGGAAAGAGGCCATATAATACCGCCTCTATATTCAGCTCTGTGATAGTGTTTAATAGCTCTTGCTCATCGGCGATAATATCCACGTCGCTAGAGCCATAGATAAGTGATACATCCTGGTAGTCACAGCCATGCGCAAACGGTAGTAGGCCTGCGGTCTTTTCGTTAAACTTTTCGTCAAACTCGCCAATATCTTGGCCAGTCGCCTCCAGTGTAGTTAAACGCTCGATTTCATGCTCTAGCTTGCGCTGTTCAAACTTACTGCGCTGTAAAGCATAGTATGGGTTTTCACGTTCCTCTATAACTACTGAGCGGTTAGCGATTACGGCTACCTTTTTGTGCGTCCAGATTTCAATAACCTCTACTTGCTTATCGTTGCCTGGAGCGGTGGCGCCGAGGGCTTGGTCTTTCTTATTCTTGTCGCTTTCGGTATCTACGCCGCCAAGTCCGCCGCCTGGCGTGATTTCGTCTAGGTCTTTATAGCGGTGTTCCATCTTGCCAGTTTTGGTGTCAAAGATAAGCTCCTCTTTAAGCTGGTCTTTATCGGTAAAGAAGCGGCGGCCAACATAGCGCGCGTCGTCTAGCGTGTGCGCTTGCGGATCTATAATAGCGTCGCGGATAGGTACTATCTCTTTGTGGACGTATCCGCCGTTATTATCTGTTCGCCACTCGTAGTATGCGAAAAAGTTGCCAGTTATAATGCCCTGGCGTCCGTTAATCTTATTCTTAAGCGCCCATCCGTCACGGCGCGCAAAGTCTTGGTAAATCTCGTTAAGTACGGCGGTGTCGGCCTCTTGGTCTGGATGGTTAGGGATATATTGTACGCTTGGGTTACTGTTAAACAGCGTCGCTACAATAGTGTTTACGGTGCTGTTTACCATCGGCACAAAGGCTTCAATAGTGCCAGGATGATTACGTTTTACGCGGATATTACGGTATAGTTTCCAGTTATTGTCCCACGTTTCGTGGTAGTTTTGCTGAGCATAAGTCCATGAGGCGTCAAACATCCTCATGTATTTAGATAAAGTTTTATCTTTCTCTTGTTTTGTATCGCCAGTTAAACTTTTAGCATTTTTTCGTGCCATTGAGTTGTACGACACATCGCCATTACTGATATTATACCACATAATCTAAAACCATGATAAGTCGTTAGTTTTTTTCTCTTGCTTTCTAAAGGCTTCTGGTGTATACGTCTTAAACTTTACCTTAACTTGATCATATTCGGCGTTCTCAGTCACGCTCATTAAGGCGTAAATAAAGGCGCTACTAGAGTGGCTAGACCAGTCATGCTCTGGCTTGCTTTTAAGTAGTCTATTGCGCTCGTCATACTCGTAGTGGTAAGCCCTTAAACACTCCAGGCCGCGCGCGCACTTGTCGCGATCTATCCAGACTTTACTAAACTTCGGCCGCGCTATGAGGTTAATATCGTCTTGGCCTAGCGTAAAGTTAGTCGGTCTTAGCACCTCTACGTTATGTATACCCTGTTGCTCAAAAAACTCCACTCTGGTCATGCCAGTTTGTAACTCTCTTTGCTTGGCGTCATGCGGTAAGTAGTGCGTCGCATAGTTATAAGGCTTATTGCGTAAGACGCTGATATAATGGCCAAGTTCCTCGCCACTGCCCTCGTAGTGGTCAATAAAGTGTATCTCTTGGCCGATAAGCTGGTACCACCAGATCGCCGTACTATCGCCGATACCTAAGTCAAACGCGGTATAGACTGGCGCGCTGGCGTCGTACGGTACGCTACCGATACGGCCATCTATCTCGGCTTGGGCTAATTGCTTGCCAAACACTGTACCAGTCTTAGAGGTTAGCGGCTGGCCTAGCCAAACGTGTGCAAACATATCTGAGTTGTCTACCCTCATTTTTTCACGCTCGGCTATAATCTCTGGGCTTAACAGTTCCTCTATGGCTTCACTGTTTACCATCTTTACATAGGTGTTTTCGTCTGGCTTGCCTGCGATAAGTTCCCAAACTGGATCGTTTTCGGTTAGTGGGTTAAACGTCCAGTAAAAGCGCGAGCCAGGCTTGCGGATGGTCGGCACTAGTGTATGTATACTCTCGGCGCTCACGCTCTGGGCTTCCTCTACCCAGCACCAGTCTACACCCTCAAAAGACTTAATACTCTGGCTGTTATTGTGTAAGCCCTTAAAGTAAATCTCGGAGCCTGTCTTAGTGTTTCGGATAATCTCTTTTTGCACCTCCCAGCTGTCTAGGTTGTACTTTTCTATCTGGTCGCGTAAAAGCTGGTGGACGCTCTCTGCGATAGAGTTTTGTATCTCGCGTGCGCATAGGCCACGCTCACGCTTTACCATACCGCTTAAAAGAATAGCCCCAGCCACTTGAGTACTCTTGCCACTCGCACGTCCACCATAGTAAACATAATGGCGCCACTGCTTAGTCGGCTGGTAAAGTTCTTTATATACATCTGGTACTACTAGCTCTACTCTCGCCATTACGCCCTCCGCATTTTAATATCGCCTCTGTTAAATTGCTTAGTTAAGCTATCTGGGTTAGCGTCCCAGTTATAGCGGTAAATCACTTGCGTACTCTGGCCACGCTTCTTACCCTCAGTTATTACGCGATCCAAAAAGTCCACATCCTCGGCCACGTTTAGCTTTTCATCAAAACGCTCTTTACCGATACAAGCCCAGTGAAAAGCGTACGGCCAAACAGCTGGCCAAGGTATTAGCCTGCTAAAGCCAAACATGGTCTGTTCTTGGGCGATATGATACCAGCAAAAGATACAATAATCATAGCCGTTAGCCATCTCGTGCGTGATAGCCGCCACATATTCGCTAGATACCATATCGTCGGCGTCCACAAAGCTTATATAGCGTCCAGTAGCGGCGTCTAGGCCAGCATTACGCGCCGCGCTCACGCCTTTATTCTCTTGGTAAATATATTTTACAAAAGGCCCAAAAGACGCCACCACCTCGCGCGTATCGTCCGTAGATCCGTCGTCCACCACTATAATCTCGCATGGGCAAGAGCTATTTAACCTCTGGGCTGTTAGCGTGTCTAGTAAGGGCTTTAACGTCTTGGCGCTGTTGTATGTAGGTATAATAACGCTCAAACACTCTGGCCTGTCCGTGTTAGTACATTTATGGCCAGTTACCTCGCAAAACTTGTCTAAGTCCTCTGGATAGTCAAAGTCGTCCGTCTGGTCGCACCACTGTATATCATGGTCAGCGTTAAAGCACTGTACTGGCGGCGTATTTATTCGCTCATCTCTTACGCCAAGTAGCCACCAGTGTATAAACCAGTCTTTAGCGGCTTTGATAAGCTCTGGGCTAGTGTTTATCTCGTGTAAGGTATCACGCCACCACTGCCAGTCATTACATCGGTGCGCGTACCCCTCCTCCCATTGGCACCCTGTATTAGGGTTGGGGCTGGTCGTAAAGAACTCGTCATACTTGTTAATAGGGCGCGTGACTATCTCGTGGATAATAGCCTCGGTATAATAACAGTCGCCATAGAGGATAGTAAACGGCCCCTTAGCGAGCTTGGCCACCTCCTCAAACACCTCGCGCTTAGTCTTGCTCTTAGTTATGATGTTTTTAGCGTCGGCGTCCTCAAACGGCCCACAGATTATAATATCGTCTTTTTTAACACCCTCAGCGCGAAGTAGTCGGATCATGCGGTGTAAGATAGTTTCGCCGTCTATCTCTATCAGTTGCTTAGGCACGCCCTTATAGTTATGCCAGCGCGTACCCTCGCCGTTAGCTAAAATGTAGTACTTCATCGTGTTACCTCTTTCCTTATATCCTCTAGTGCCTGCGCGCGTCTTTTTTCTAACTCTTTTTGGCACTCTGGCTTGTTAACGCGTAAATCTAGTAAATCTGCGTACTTACGATAAAGGCTGGACAAAAACTTACCGCCCTGGAGTTGGATATTAGAGCTAGTGCTGTTGGGGTTGTTTCTATTCCAGCGTACGATCGGCTTGGCGCAAGTCGCCACTGTATCTACTGCGTCTAACTGCGCTATATGTTGTACTACGTCCTCTTTTAGCGTGTTCTCGGCAAAAGGTACCACCTTTTCTGTCTTTACGCACTTAGTCCAGCAAGCGACATCTTGGCCCTGTACTATTTTTTCTATCGTATCTTGGGCGCTTAAATCTACTGGGTGTTCGTTATCGCCAGCACAGTAGTAGTAGCTTAGCCTCACTAAATCTGGATAGTTATTTTGCTCTATAACGCGTCCTATGGTGTCTAGGCACTCATTATCACTAAAACAGTCGTCGCTATCTAAAAACAGCGTGTATTTGCCCCTGGCAAAAGCCAGCCCAGCATTACGCGCGCCGCCGTTCCAGCGTTTCTTGCCTAGCTTTAAGCCATACGCTTTAGGTAGTTTATCGGCCCATTTTCGGTAGATCTCGTAGCTGTCGTCCGTTGATACGTCGTCAACAAAAATAAGCTCATAATCTTTACGCCGCTGGTCGCATACACTCCCAAAAAGACGATCTAGCCACTGGGCGTTATTATAATTCGGCACTATAATACTAAACATCATAACTTACCCTCCAGCACGTCAGTCCATATCTCTGGTATAGGCTCTGAGTAGCCGTCCACCTTTGGTATATTGTTAAAAATCTTGTCTATATCTAAATTAGATAAATCATCGTCTAAGAGATAGCCGTTAACGCCGTCTTTGATTACTTTTTCTATCTCTGGTATCTTGGAGCCTATCACGGCGCACTTATTGCGTAAGGCTTCGCGGATGGAGTAGCACCAGCTTTCTTGTGCCGAGAGCTGGATAAGATAAGTAGCGCACTTATAAAATATATCGTTATATATGCTATAACCGAGGTATTTTATGCGCTTATTGCCATCTATCTCTGGCCAGTATGGGCCATACGGATCTACCAGTGAGCATATTAACATAATGTAGTCTTTACCTGCCCTATCAAAGCGCCGCGCAAGTTCTAGCGCTTTATCTAGCCCCTTTTCTGCGCTAGATCTGCCCATATACAAAAACACCACTCTATCCTGCCCAGGGTTAAAGATATTCGGCACTATCTCGCTATCTATGCCTAGAGCCTCTTTAAGTCCTCTCTGCGCGGTATCTGATACGCTCAGCACCTTAGTTACTTTAGAGTTAGGCGTCCACTTAAAATTACTAAACTGTGGGTAGCTCATATAGCCTTTAATATCTGAGTGGATAAACTGGTAAATCTTAGGGGCCTCTATCGTATCAAACGGCACGCTTACCATAATAGGCGTGAATATCAGCGCCACGTCCGCCTCGTGCTTCATGTTTCTATCACGGTCTATGATCACGTCCTGGTACTTGCCTAGGCGTTCTATCTGCTCCATAGCGCCATCAGCGAGGGCGTTAATTACAAAGCATATATTCTTGTCCTTAAACGTCCTCGCGATAGTTTCGCACGCTGTTTCTATGCCACCGATACTATATAAGTAAGACATCTGTATTAAAATGCGCTTACCCTCTTTGTGGTGCTTAATCTGCCATAACTGGCCGTCTTTATTTATCCGCTCGGCTTTCATCTCTAAAGGTTACGTCTATGCCGTTTACCTCGGCTTCTAGTTTCGTTTCTTGTACTTGCTTAGGCGCGCCGTATATCTGATTTATCATAGCTTCGGTCGTCTTAAAGTCGTTCTCAGTTAAGAGCGATCGCGCCAGCCGTCGCTCAAACAGTGGCGCGTCGTCGTCGTTTAATATCGCCTCAAGCTCGGCCTTATTAAGCTTTAACATCTGTTCTAGCTTAAATCTAGGCGTTGCCTCTTTTTTCCACGCGCCATTATGTCTAGGGTTGCCCCCTACTTTGCCAAACTGTCTATTTTCTGGTGGAGCTACCCCACTTATAGGGCTTATACCTTTAGCCTGCTTTGTGGCTTTTACCATCCGCACCGCCTCCGTTTAAGTTTTATTAAAATGGTATATCTGACGACCGCTCGCCGTAAAAACCAAGCTTATACTTGCGCAAGTGTTTGTCTAGTTTTTGCCTGGCTTCGTTAAGCTCTTTTTCGGCCTGGTTTCTCTTGTCATACCACTTACCAGCCTCAGCCGAGTATTTTTCGCGCACCGCGTCATTAGAAGCCATACGCATACCTCCTAGCGCGCCAATCCATTTTTTTTCGTACCTAGACACTAGCGACTGCTTAGTGCTAATTGTTTTTTCAATGGCTCTTGCTTCTTTTGTCGCCGCCTCTGTTATTTTGGCGCTCGCGCCTCTACTACCCATAGTTAATCCATCCTATACCGAGCGTCTAAAGCTTTACGCAGCTCTAGCCTGGTTTTTTCTGCGCTCCACTTAAAAGTTTTAGCGGCTTTATTAAAGGCCCCCTCGTACACGCTGTCTATATCGCCATCGCTTAACATACCGCTTTCTTTGTCAATATATTTATCCGTCGCTCTGTTCGCGACCTCGCGCACTCTCATGCCCTCCGACCAACTAGCATAGCGTCCAGTCGTCGCGGTTAAGATATTTTTTGCGGCTCTCGTAGACACATAATCTAAGCCTGCTTGTAGTGGCGCCGAGTTCTTTATTCTGTTTCCGCTTGCTCCTCGTGATCCCATAATTATTTATCGTCCTTAAAGTTATTCGTATCAAAATAGGTTACTTTACTACCAAAGCTATAACCTATATCCCCTCCATATACCAGCACATGAGAGGGCTTTAAGCGTTTCTCGGCCTCTGCCATCCCCTCGTACCATATCTTGCTTGCGCTGTCATCGCGCTTAACCCCTATGGTAGACACTGCGACGGTACCACCAGGCTCTATACCGTCAAAGCAAAAGTCAAAGCTCGCTTTTTCTGCCCATTGTAGTGTTGGTATAACCCTTATACCGTAATCTGCCATTATTTTGCCGACCATGCGAGAGCGATAAACGTTCCATATCATCATGGCTAATGGCATTTCTAGGTATAAGCTAAAATCAGGGGTTAAACAGGCGTCATATAACGCTAGTTTAGCCATATATTTTTTGGGGCTGTTCCACAGCCGCTCAAACTGGTAGTCGTCAATAAAGAAGTGTACGGCGCCCTTATGCTCTGTGGCGCTTAAAACATAGTTAAAACTGATCATGCTATCTGGCACAAAGTCGCACTTTTTAATAATCGGCATACCCCACTTGCCAGCTAGCTCGTTGTAGTCTATCTCGTGTAAGTGATACTGGTTAAAAGTCTTTTCGCGCTCGTCGCCATAGTACAGGCGCTCTTTAATCTCTGGTACTTTTGCGCCCCAGTCGTTAAGTTCTTGTATATCCCACTGGTTAGCTATAATATCGCTATCCCACTCGCCAGCGTGGGTATTGTCTTTAATCATAAACTGGCGTTTAGCTTCATCTGTCCAGTCAATAAGTCGCTTCACAGTGGCCGTTTTTTGGCCGTTGGCTAACATAGCCCTTATGCGCTGGTGGCCAGCGAGGACTTTATTATTTTCGTCTATAACTATCTCTCTTACCTCCGTCATCTCTGGCAAGTCAGTTAAAGACTTGCGAAGCTCGGCAAACTTGCTTTTCTTGATCTGGCGAGGGTTTTCCTCTGATAGGTTTAATTTAGAGAGAGGGTAGTCTTTCTCTATCTCTATCATTTATCCAAAAGATGTTAGTCACTATTGCGACTTCTCACTGTTTATATTATACCACCAGGGCGCCCCTCGTTGTAGTGAGAAGTCGTACCAGGGGCGCCCAAGAGGTACTAACACTTACCCTCTATATCTATCGGCTCAATACTCCAGTGGTCGTCTAGTTTAATAATTACACTGCCCTGCGCTGGACTTTTCGCTTTTTTATCGCGGCCTGGCTCAAACTTAATGCGGCCGTTTGGCAAAAAGATTTTGGCGCCCTTACAGATAGAGTGAAAAGCTTTAGTAGTTAAGTAGCCAATAGGTATTAGCATATAAATACCCCCCCCCAGTGCGGTCGTAGTAGTCTTGTGCTTTTCTTAAAAACTCCGCCTTTAGTGTAAACGGAGGGTTACACCAGATACTGTTATAAGGCGTCCAGTCCGCCTTTAGGCCGTCCGTTTCTACCGTGTCGTAGTTCGGTATATCTAAATCTGCCGCCTTTTCTGGCGTGGTCGCTGGATCATACTCAAAGCCCTCGCTAAACATTTTTACTATCTGTTTTGGCGTGTAGTACTCATTATCCGAGCTAAAGTTAATCGCGCCTTTACTCATCCTCAGCTTTTTCCTCTACCCATACAGGCTCTTTATCGTTGCTATAATCTACCGTCGGCTTTTCGCTAATTCTTACGTCGTCGTAAACTTTACCGAGCTGTTTAGCCACTCCGTCAAGTGTCGGCTTATCCTTTAGTGGCATAACTATACGCACAGACTTTTTACCGTCCAGAAAGTTTAAGCCAAGGCCATACCAGCCGTCGCGAGTGAAAGTGTCTATCAGTACATAAGTTTTGCTCAGCTCAAAGCCAGCCTTACGCACTTCTAGCACGATCGCGCGTAGTTCTTTTCTAGTTAGCTTACGCATTTTCTAATATCCTTTACTGGTATCTTTTCGCCGTCTATAAAATAAGCTTCTGTATCAAAAAACATTAAAGTGCCGTCGTCAGTTTCATAGACAGCGTTAAACTTTGCGCCATTAAACTCAAAGTAGTGCTTAAAAACTACCGCCATATTATTGTCTATCTTTACGGCTTCAGGGATATTCAAAACTCCACCTCCTGTTCTTTTGGCTCGCCAAGATACAAGTTTACTATCCGTGTAGCCTCTGCCAGCCCACAGGCAAACTCTGCCATATATCCTCTAACTCTAAGCTCCTCTAACATATCAAACTGTTCGCGGATATGAGCGTCAGATACTAGCTTGCCGTCTTTCTTAAAAATGCGTACTCCGTCTTTTTTAAGCTCTAAGAATAGGCCAGCCATGTGGTATTTATCGCCATTTACCTCAATAGTGCGCGGCTCAGCGATAAAAATATCTGGCCAAGAGCGTCGGCCGCCGTTAAGTCGTTTCTGTCGGATCGCCTGCCCCATAGATAGCTTTATCCCACTGCCAAAGTCTGAGTGAAAAATCACATCTGGGTAACAGTGGCGTATATAGTCGGCAAGTAATGCTTGTATCTCTATTTCTTTCATGCTCGCGCCTTTCCTCTTAATTCATCGTTAATTTTTATCTGTTCCACTGTCTTTTTGTGTAGTCTATTGCGACGGCATATCCAGCAATACCCATGATTACGGCACCAAGCGTCGCACGCTTTTGCGCCATAATACTGTCTGCGTTTTTCTTTGCCATGTTTAATGGCCTGGTCTAAGCTCATGCTCGCGCCTTTCGGTACACTATGTAGTCTTTAGTTTCTTTCAGTTTGTCCAGTTTTAAGCGCCCTTTCTTAAGCTCCGAGTACTCCGCCTCTGTTTCTACTCCGAGGATATAAGTGGTACGCTCGCCTGGCTTATTTATTCTCATTATTGGCCTGCGCCTTTTTACTGGCATTAAAAGCTCCTTTCAGTTCTGGGTAGCTCAGTAAGTGCCTTTTTGCTATTTTCTCTATCTCTTTCGGATCTGGGCGAGGGCTTAACTCGCTCAGAGCCTGCTTTATCGCATAGTCGCGCATTTTCTGTAAAACTATACGGTGCGTCATTTAATCCACTCCTAACGCATAATCTCTAAAAGTTTCCTGTTCGTAGCGCCTTATGGCTTGTGCCTGTTGGCTGGCTCTTAATTCTGGATACTCCGCTTGTAATTTTCGCCTCGCTCTCGTGATACTCTCAAAACTCGGCAAGCGATACTTTTTAGCGTTGCTCATAACTGTATCAAAGTAAGTAGAGCCGACATCAAACTTAAAACGCTGATAAACGCGATTTATGAGTATAAAGTCGTCATCCCTCGCGTCTGGGTATGCTATTAGAACAGCCTTAACAGCATTTTCTACTCGCTTTAACGTCGCCATTACTTTACCCCCAGTGCGGCGCATAGCGCCTTACATATATCTGTTGCTAACGTTACGCTTTTTGTTTTCTGCCACTTGCGTAGCTGTTTCTTTAATGTTGCTAGGTCCATAAAACCTCCTTTTATTACCTCCACTATCGGCGGCTTTAGGCCGCTTCTAGTGATAAGCCCAGGCATAACGAGATCCAAAGATTACCCTGGGCTGTGAGCTTGCGCTCTTTTTAGCCGTCCGACCAAAGGCGGCTATTCAAAAGCGCAAGTCATGTGATTTTATTGCGCTTTTGGCCTGTTAAGTGATACTTGCCGCAAAACTCGCACTTATACGGATGTGCTGGCCCTTTGTTATGGTTGCGGCTTTTAAGGTACTTGCGCTGATTTACCGCTTTAGCTACTCTTAGCGCACTCGCCATTGTTTCGTATGTAGCTTTCCCCTCGCATATTTTCATTTCTGCGCGTTCTCTAGCCTAGCTTTTAATAGTCTGATTTTGCTTTTAAGCTCCTCTACCTCTGCCTCGGCTAGCTCTGCTCTGATTTTTGCTATCTTAGCCGCGCTAAGGTTGATAGCTGGCCCTCGCTTGCTAAGCTGTCCGCCTTTCCGTCCAGCGATCGCCGCACGCTCCAAGCCAGTTAAGCCATCCTTACCGACCTTATTGCTTGCGAAGCCCCCTGTATGGCCTTTCTTGCCCCCCTCTCTGCCGATATTGGCGTAAAAGTCTTTACCGTGCCTTTTTAAGTTTGTTTTATATGCTTTTCTGCCTCCCTCAATGGTCCCTGGCATATTACCTCCTTATTCGTATATAGTTGGCTCGCCGTATAGATCCAGCGCCGCCTCTTTTAGTTCGTCGTTCATAAAATAACCTCCACAATAAACGCTAAGATTATTAGAATAGCTATCACTACTAGAGCCGCCATTAAAGCGTCTGCCGCCTCCTCTTTAGTCTTTAACCGTTCCACCTCGTCTGGGTTAGGCTTTAAGTCTTTCTCTTGTAGCTTATTTTGCTTTTTAGCCATGTTTCCTCTCTTATCCGCCAGCTTCTACTCTGGCCGATTTACAAGTTCTTTAAAGGGTGGCCGAGGCAAGGGTGGGCTTTTAATACCTCGGCCATGTAAGAGTTATGCGGCCTCGCATACCGCATAACCAGGGCTGCGTCTATCTTTTTCTTGACATTTAACTAGCTATATCAGCTAGCACCCTCTTACTGTTAAAATGCGTTATCTAGCGCGTCTAGCGTGCTGTCGGCGCGGCGATATTGTTTAGCCGCTCTGATTACTTGCTTAAACGCGTCGCTATCTAGGCTCCGTAAAGTCCAGATGATCTGCTCGTGGCTTGGCACCACGTTGACGGCTACGCTGTGGTCGTCGTCTTGTTTTTTAATTTTTATGTTTCTCATTATTGCCTCCTAATTTCTTTCAAACTTTGCCTCGTTATAGGCTCTTAATTCTTTATCTGCTTCGTCTAGCGCGTCCCAGTTGATGTTATCCATAACAATAGTTCTTATTAACATCTCTAGGCGCGCGTCCTGGCGGTCGCTCAAGTCTAGCTCGGTATCCTCTAGCCAGTCGTACATAATCGTGCTTGTCACGTTATCTACTACTTGGCTGTTGGTACAGCCATCAGCGTGCCAGTCTAGCGCCATTTTCGTTACTTTATTCATCGTCGCCTCCGATAAGACTTTTAACTGTTAGCTCTATCAGTTGCTCTGCGGCCGCGTCTATATCGCGCATACGTTCTATCTCGTACGCTATATCTGAGCGCTTAATCTCAAACACCTTTGTCTTTAAGTGTTCATACATAAAGCGTGGATCGTACAAGAAAACGTAAAGCGTTTGTAGTTTGTCATTAACTAAAAAGTAGTTAAGATATTCTGGCCAGTACTCGCGCGGCGGCTCATTTAGACATATTGCCTGGATGTGTCGCGCCGAGCTTAGGCACTTAACCTCTACTGCCGTTTTTAAGTCTTTCGTGTAAGCGTCTGGGCTTTCTATGTGGTTAGGATCTTTGCTATCCTGCCATACGTTGCCGCGTATCAAAGAGAGGCCGAGCTTTTGCTCTGCCTCCGTGATAGCTTCGTTCTCTAAGTCTTTGCCGCGCTCGCGACTGCTCTCTAAGCCGTCGTCGTCGGCCGTCCCCTCCGCCAAGCGCTCGGCTACTTTTTGATACATCGTGATTAGCGGCTTGTCTGTGTCGTAAAGTTCGCCCTGTATGCGGCTTTTAGCAAACAGCTTGCCGATACTTGTACCAGTGCGCTTACCCTCTCTAAAGCTCATCCACTCTGGCGAGCCTTGCTCTACTTTAACTATTTTCATGGTAGGTAAGCCTCTCTGCTGTTATCTTTTCGCGCTTGGCTTCAAACATAGTCTTAATTACTGCGCGTTGCTTGTCGGTTGGGTTAGGATAAGCTTGGCTTACCTCTTTCGCAAAAGCGTTTACCTCTGACTGCGTTTTAAGCTCGTCTAGTTTCTTGCGTATATCGTCAAAACTTAGGCGGCTGGCGTTATGCTTTTCGTTATAATCCTTAGTTTCTGCGTCCTGCGTTTCTACTTTTTGGTCGTCGCTGGTCGCTAGCTTTAAGGCTAACTGGGCTGTAAAGCGCCTCGCATAACTAATTGCGGCCCCATACTTTTGGGCGTCATTGGTGCCTTTCATATCTGGCACCACTACTTTGGCTCCTATCTGCCACTCGCCTTTTTCATCTAAGTACTCTATGTACTCGCCAAGCTCTGTTGGCTTTAGGCGCATTTGCGGTAGCTCAAAACCTGCGTTTACAATATCTGCCAGGCTAGCGTAATTGTAGCCATAGGCTTTGGAGTTATTTTTTACTATCGGCATACCTTTACCTCGCTGTCGCTGTATAAGTATCCACAATGTACTTGGTCCACTCTCTGAGTATTTTCTACGATACCCATAGCGATCATTAAGTTAGCCGCGATTACGGCTAGCAAAATTAGTATTAGTTTCTTTTTCATTAGTTACCTCTGTTTCTCGCCGCCTGTCGCCCAGCACCTAAAAACCTATGTATGGGGAGTTATATATCCAACACCGAGAGAGCATAAAAAACTCGGAGGTAAAAGTAAGTAGTGTAATTACTTTGACTGCGAAAATAGATACTGGGCGATAGACGGCGATAGTTAAGTTTAATAATTTAGACTAGCCGCTGAATTAGGGCCTTTGAATAAAAGTTAGATCCTAAAAAACGGATATAAATTAAACACACAAACATTCAAAAACGATTAGATGTTTTAAAACTCATTAAAGGGCTTCTCTATTAGAGCATAGACACTGGCTGAAAGGCCCTAGTTTAGCGGTTAGTCTGATACAGATTAGCTTTTGCTGGCGCCACTATAAACATTACTTAATGCGCCGCTGTTGCTTCCCTGTTTTTAAAAACGCTATCTAAATTGTTAAACTTCTTAGACTTGGCAAGCCGTAGTCGTCATACTATACCTACGGAGCTATCGTTCTGCCGACAGATAACTCCGTTCGGTACTAAAAATCCCCTCACTAAGTGAGGGGTTAAACTATCCTAATTGTGTGGAGCCGCGAACGAGATTTGAACTCGTGACCTCATCCTTACCATGGATAGGCTTTACCGCTAGCTCCGCACAAGCTCTCGCTTAGTGCTTTTTATTCGTTTCTAATTGTTACTGGTGCTTTATCTCTTAACTGTCCTTATTGTATCAAACTCGGCCCAAAAAGTCAATAGGCTAGCGCTTAAATTGTGTGATATTTTTGGTACTGATCCTGTAAGTCGCTATCTACAACATGGGCGTACATCATTGTCGTATCTAGCGAGGCGTGGCCAAGCATAGCCGACAGATAGCGCATATTACCGTTGTTTTTAAGAAAATTAGTGGCAAAAGAGTGCCTTAACGTATGTGGAGTTACCTTTTTATCCAGACAGGCCTTAGACGCTGAATTACGCACCAACAGCTGTATATTAGTGGCCGTCATACGGCGCTTATACTCATGCGATACTACCAGGGCGTCGCTGTGGTCCTTACGGCTGGCTAAGTACATATTCATTAAAAGCTCCGTCCGATCATCAATAAAACACAGCCTGGGCTTGCGGCCTTTACCGATCACTGTAAAACGTTTATCCACTATCTGCCCCCTATTTAGTGCTATTAACTCAGATAAACGGATACCAGAGCTATATAACAGAGAGATAACAAAAGCATTACGGAGAGAGGTGCTACACTCTATCATGCGCGTTACCTCTTGCTCAGTTAAAAACACTGGTACCGTAGCCTCTCGCTTTGGTACTGGCACTAGATCGCTTTTAATACATGGTATATCTCGGATATTACAATATCTTAAAACGGCTCGGAGCCTCAGTATATACACCCTTACAGAGTTAGGCCGCCTACCTTTACTCAGCTCTTTACGCCACTCTCTAACATCTAGTAGAGATAGCTGGCTTAACTCTTTATCCCCCAGAGATTTTATTATTAGTTTCTTACAAGCCTCGTGTGTTTCCTCCGTGCGTACACTTTGGTTAGTGGCTCTTATATAGTCCTCTAAGTACATATTAAACGCTTCACTTAAGCGCATAAAAATAGCTCCCTTTATTAGTTGATAAGGGAGCTAGTGTTTATAGTCCTTTTTTTAACATCATCTGTTTACAAGTCTTATTAAAGTACTTAACTGGGCTATTAACGTAAGATCTAGCTGAACACTCTAAGGCTTGGTTAATCTCTGCGTCCGTTAAGTGATAGATACATTTAAGAAAGAACTCGCGACAGTGTGGTGCGTTAAAGCGAGTTATTAAAACATCCGCTCTTTTTTCTGCTTGCCATGATAAAATGCGTTTTCCACAATTTTCGCTACTTTTTCCACATTTTTTGTCATTTTTTCCACAGGTTGCTAGTGAGTTTTCCACATAGCTACCCCTGTTAGCGGCGCTTGTATCATTGTTATTACTACTACTAGATTTAATAGTAGGATAGACATTGTAAAAGTCATTGTTATAAGGTTTGCTCCCCATATAGATACCTCCAGTTTTTAAGTGTTAAAAAGCCGCCGCTCCTACCGAGCTTTTTAACTTGTTTAATGATACTCGCTGGTACTTGGAGCGCAAGCACTAGCTCGTATATTTTTTGGAGCCATAAAAAACTCCGTTATTCGGAGTTATCTGTTGGCAAAACGATACCTTAATGGTATCAAACTTTAGGCTTTTTGTCAATATGGCTAGCTTGCCATGCGACGTACCACTTTTTATACGCTTCCACTTTTTCCGTAACGTATGAATTGCCGCCGTTTTTGTGATATACGTCGTACTCGTTTAGGATGTTCTGATAGTTGTCTGGCATATTGCCATACAGCGCCTCGGTCTTATCCTCGTTAATGAGGTTTAAGATAGACTGCTTGGCGAAGTTGCGCTTAGACGATCTTTCTTGTAAAACGGCCGAGATAATTGTAGCCAGTGGTGCTAGCCCTGCGCATATTGCCGTTATTACTGTTACTACTTCTGGTGTCATTTTTTATAACTCTGCTTTTTGGTATAGAGGGGCGTTAATACACGCCCCCCTCTGTCCTAGTTGCGAAAAAGTCCACTTGGTACTGGATAGCCTTTCTAAAGGCGTCGTCTGGGATATTCACATATAGCCACGCGGCGGCTCTGGACACGTCGTAGCTGTCTATCTCGGCTTGGTTTTCTTGGTACTTGATCCACGCGCTCTTTAATAGCTTCTCGTCTGGCACTGGCACCCCTTTAAGGTGCTGGTGTAGTTCCCTATGGTACACCACAGGTACATATCTAACAAAAGCCATACAGAGTAAGTGGGCATAGCCTCTGGAGTACTTAGCCTTAGTAAACAGCAAGTGGTGGCGGTCGCGAGTGGTTACAGGCGGTATCCTAGTACGCTGTTTCCTCTTTTTCTTTTTGCTCATACATAACACCCCCTTACTTTTGAGCTAGCTAGGTTTTAATGATCTAAAGGGCTTGTACCCTTTAATGCTCGCCCAGGGACACATAGGCAAGCATTAAGAGGCGCAAGCACGCCTCTTTCTATCAGCTACTCTTGTGATAGTCACTGCTAGATTTTACTATCGCCATACCGAGTAAAGCGTTGATAGCCGCTATGATTAGTTGTATTGTTTTATCTACTTGCTCGCCAAAGCCGAAGCCCCAGATATTAGCTAGGCCTATATAGAGAGTAGATAGCAAAGGTAAAACGATAGCTACGACTACTTTTAGTACATCGTAGACTTTATTGCTCATAGGGATAGTGATACCGTACTGTTTGGCCGCGTCTGAGGCCAGTTCTACGGTCTTTTGAGCTTTTTCTATAATCTCATCCCACTCGTCGGTCGTAAGGCCCTTATCGGTTGATTTAGGGGCCTCTGGCGTGGTTGAGCCGCCGTTCTTGCCTGTCGTTTCTGTCTGGCCGCTTACTGGTGCGGCTTCTGGTGTTTCCGTCTTAGGCTCTTGTGAGGCCGTTTGCTTGGCCGCGTATTTGCGCCAGGCCGTGCCATCCATGTTGGCTATATCTCTATCTAGCGTGCCAGCCGAGCTGGAGTACTGCCAGATCGCCCAAAACTTCCAAGAGCCGATTTTATACGGCATATTCTTAACTGTTGGTGTCGGAGGATTTTTCACGTTATAGGCGTTAGGATAGCCAGCGATCCACAGGCCATAATTGCTAGATATGTTGCTCCAGTTATTGCCATTTACCACGCTGGCACTCATATAGATTAACGGTCGTACAGTAGTTAGACGATATACCTCATCTAGCCAAGCTTTAGCCCAGTCAGTTTGTCCAGTAGTGCCGCTCTGTTCCCAGTCCAGAACTACAATAGCCTCGCCGATATAGTTCTTACAGTTGTTATAGAAGTATTGCGCCTCTTTTTTGGCGCCGTCCGTGCCTTTATTTAAATCTGGGCGCGCAAAATGATAAACGCCAAGTAGTTTACCCTGGCTTTTGGCTCTCTGATAGTGTTTGTCGCAGTTAGGATCCACATAGCCGACACCCTCAGTGGCCTTAATAATAAGAAAGTCTTTAGCGCTGTCGCCTGTGCCGACAGACTGCCAGCGGCTAACATCAAGTCCATATAGTGCCATAGTTTATCACTACGCACCGCCAATTACTTATATTATAGCACGAAAAAGGCCTAGCCGAAGCTAAGCCAATTCCATAAAACCTAAAGAGTTTTTAATAACCTCTTACCGATATTATATCAAAAAACCGCCGACACTTCCAATGATCTAGCGGCTTAACCACTGGATAGAACTTCCACGTAATAGCTTGCCTATATTATAGCACAAAAAGGCCTGGTCGGTACCAGTACGGCAAGTTACATCTACCTATCGTACGCTAGAGTAGAACGCCGTACTGGACTTGTTAGCCGCCAGGTTATGTATATATTATACTATTTTTTCTTTTTACCGCGACAGCCCATATATGGCCCTCCTTTTAGTTATTGCCGCCACCAGCGTGGATAAGCTGGTAGTCGCCGATAGTATCGTTCCAGATATATACATCGTAGCGATCGTGTTTGTCCCACGTCGTATAATCTATGCTCATCGTGCCGTCTGGCTGGTTAGCTGGTACGAGCATGATGTTATTTACTCCGCTCAGTAGCTCCGCGCTTACGAGATTATCCAGTTGCGTGATAAGTGCGCTCTCTGTGATAGCCGTGTCGGTGGCGGTGTTAAGTATGTAATAGACCGTAGTGTTGTGGCTTGATAGCCAAGTTTGAAAAGCACTTGCGCTTGCCATGTCTTTGTTTCTTATCACAATGCGGTTGGAGTTCGCAAATGCAAAACCATAATCTGGTACTCCATCGTAAATGTTATTATACGAATAAGCGGTATAATTGTCTGAATAACCTAACGAAACACTACCTGTGCTTGATGATGGTTTAAAATCGGAATTGTCGTATCTACAATAATTACCGCTTGATGGCATGATCCAGTTTTCACTTCCATTAAACGTTATTTTACCATTCGCTTTATGCACTTTCCACGTTCCGTTGTCTTTGTAGATATAATCTTGGTACGTTCCGATTTTACAGAGTTCTATTGGAGTGAAATAGGCGGAATATGAGGTTGCCTGTGAGCCGAGTTCCAGCTGGAGGTTATAGTTTTGGTCTTCCTTAAATGGGCTTGATACTGAGCCAAACCTAATACGCATATATTTTGCGTCGCTTTTTGTGGTAAATGTATACGACTGCGCATCTACCGTGCCGCCAACACCTCTTATAACAGTAGTGCCATCTGCTTCGTAAAAAACTACTCCGCACTCGCCAAGCACTTTGTTTGCGCTAGCTGTGTATGTGGTGTTTGAAGCGCAAGCTATCAACGGGCTTCTGATGCGGTAGACATCTGCGTTCTCTGCGCCAGTTATGTAATTGAAAGAACCTTGCGCCATAAGTGCTTCGTTCAACAGGTTTTTGCCAAGATTTACCTCATAATCTGTGCCTCTATAAGCCTCGTATGTGGTGGCTTGGTTGCCGAGTTCAAGCTGAATATTATTCAAGTCGCCGACACTTGCGTTTATTCTGATATACGCACATGATGTATTTGTTATATTTACTACACCATTTACATAAGACAGGTTTCTGCGTTCTATGAATGTTTTTGAGCCGTCATAAAGTGCGATAGAGTTCCACAATGTTCTGCCACTAACGTAATAATCCGTGTTCGGCTCTATATGAATATAATCACTCACAAGTGCCGTAGCGTTATCTACGATAAGTCCGCTCGCATCAACAAACTTGTTCTGTGTTGCTGTCGTTTTATCAAACAGGTTTTTCCCCTCCACCTTTACCACCTGCTCGCCTGTGACTACATTGACGGCTTGAGGATAGTCTGGGTTAGGCGAGGCTATTCCGCCAACGTATGGCTCGTAGGCGGTGGCGGTTGAGCCGAGCTCAAGTTGAACTTGGTCAATGCTGTTGGTTTTTAGAGTCGTGAAGCGCAAGAACGCCGTGTTCGCTGGTGTTGTGAATGAGTACCAATCGTTAATGAACGCTCGGCGAGAAATGAAAGACTTGTCGGAAGCATAGAAACAGACGGCCGATGAGTCTATTGTGCCAGATGTTCCGCTGATGTAATAGGCGGTGTTTTGTGATACAGGGATGAATGCCGATACATAGTAGTCGGCGTCAGAAAAGGCAGAGCCATCAGAGCCGAGCCGATACCCCTGCGTCGCCGTTGCTTTGTTAAACAGGTTTTTCCCAGTATAAGTCGTTTGCTCGGTGTTGCCATTGAGCTTAAAATCCGAGATCTCGCCAGTATTATCGGCGTTAGTAATCTGTACGGCCGTACCACTTACCGAGCCAGTTGTAGCCGTATCGCCGTTAAGATAGTAAGTGTTTTCGTTGCCAGTTGACGGCAAGCTCGTGACGTACGCACTCTTAACTGAGCCAGTATCGCCTTTTACGCCCTGCGGTATGCCAAAGTTAAACGTAGCGGCGCTAGACGTGCCAGAGTTCGTTACAGTAGCACTAGAGCCAGGCGTTAAAGTTGTCGTACTGCCGACAGCGATAGTAGCCGCTTGGCCAGTCGCACCAGTAGCACCAGTGGCACCAGTTTCGCCTTTATCGCCGCGAGGGATAGTAAAGTTAAACACTGCCGCACCAGACGTGCCAGTATTAGTCACGGAGGCATTAGTGCCAGCCGCGCCAGTGGTGGTAGATCCGACCGTTATAGTAGCGGCCGCACCAGTTGCGCCAGTATCGCCTTTGTCGCCTTTATCCCCTTTAGGGATACCAAAATTAAAGACAGCGGCCGAGCTGGTACCAGAGTTAGTTACCGTTGGGCTTGAGCCAGCTGGCAAACTAGAGGCCGTACCAGCCGAGATAGTGGCGGCGGTACCAGTGTCGCCTTTATCCCCTTTGTCCCCTTTAGGGCCGCCAGTACCGACTAGCTTAAAGTAGTTTTTACCGATTTTAGAGTTAATAACATTTTTGGGGTTATTTACGATGATTTTATTCATGTTACGCCCTCAAAGTACTTACAGGTAAAATGTTAAGCTGGCCAAAGATGATAGTAGTGGCCACCTCGCTATTTACCAGTTTAATATCAAAGACGTACTCGCCAAAGTCTATATCTGTATCAGTTTCGTCTAGTGGTAGCGCCAAGTATCCCTCGTTATCGTAGTCACAGTCCGTGCCATAGGCCCACTGCTTCGTCACTACGGCGTCGGCGTCCGTCTGATCGTTGTCTGGCTTGTTCTTTACTGTAAAGTAGAGTGTATCGCCAGTCTTGAACGTATAGTCGCTATCTATATGTAAAGTCTGGGTATTTTTTTGCGGTATACAGAGTGGTTCCATCTATCGGCCTCCTACTCTTTATCTTTGCCAAAACCCTCTAAGAAAGCGTCGGCTTTATCGTCAATAGTCTTGCGGTCGCCTTTGGATACTTTGCTGTATTTTTCCATCATCTTGAAAGCGGCCATCTTTGCGCCTTTAATGCTGGCTACAATATCTATAAACTTAGCGCGCTCTTTTTCGTCCATCTTACTGTCCTCTAAAAGACCGTAAGCCTCCTCGCATAGCTCGCCAAGTTCTTTGCCAAAATGCTCAAACTTCTCGCCAAGTGTCTTTTCTGGCTTATTGATTATTTCAGTAAACATTATTATGCCTACCGCTATCGCCAAAATTACTTATATTATAGCATATTTTGCCATGCTATAATGAGGGTAGCATGATAAAGTTTCTAGCCTTTTTACTGATACTCTGTATTATGTTCGGAGTAGAGGCCACTAGATCGTTTATTTTTGGCACGTTTGGCTTTATTTTCTGGACCATCGCTATCTTAGCTGGTATTGGCTTACTTATAGATTTATTTAAAGACAAGCGCACGCCAGAGCAAAAAGAAGCCGACGAGAAAAAGAAAAAAGAAGCCGAGCTTGCGGCTAAAGGCGACAAAAAAAGTAACATCATAGCTTATATTTTGTTGGCGTTATTTTTTGTCGCTATTGGTATAGTTATATTTTTAGACATATCAAAATAACCCCTCTTGCGAGGGGCTATTTTTTTATTGTGTTATGCCGTACAGCTCGTTATACGTTTGCTGATTAGCGTTTAACATCTCGCGGAGGCTTTGTAATTTTATCCTAGCTTCCTCTGCCGTGTCCGTGATTTTCGGCACTAAGTCTAGCGCACGTTGTACCTCGCCCTCAGTGTTAAGGCTATCAGTCTTACCTACTGCGGCCGCTATCTGGTTAATTAGGCCACGCGCCGCTGTATTGTAAGCGCTAACGTTGCTATTCATGCCCATACCTGCCAGCGTTTCGGCGATACCACCACCGATACGGCCCTGGCCGCCTCCAGCTTGCGTGTAAAGGCTCTCTAGGCGATCTATCGCGCTACCAGCGGCTCGGAGCTTGGCTAAGTTGCCCTGTTGTGTAGCGTTTAGTTGGCTCCCAGTGCTTGCCGTTTCTGCGCCATAGATTTTATTTGCTTGGCTGTACAGACTTGCCAGTTGGCTATATGCGCTCAAGTCGCCAGCGTTTAAAGCCATACTCATAGCGTTGGCGATACGGTCCAGCTGTTCTTGGGCTGGATTTACCTGTTGCGCCGCTAGCTGTTGCTGTTGTAAGGCGTACTGAGTTTCGGCGTCTTGCCTTAACTGGTTAGCCTCGTTCATAAGCTGTTCGTTATTATTCGCCTGTTCAGTTTGGCGGCCGATACTTTCGCTAGCGTTACGGATCGCCGCGCGGTTAATCCTTTGTGCTATATCGTTATTAGTATTAGCACCAGCCGTAAGGTTGCCGACTTTATCCGCGATATTGCCGATGGCACCGCTGATAGCGCCGCCCTGTCCAGCTAGCACGTTCCCAGCCGCGCCTACGGCGTTTCCAGCCAGTTTCTCGGCTCTACCTACTACTTTTCGTACTGGAGTAGTGGCCACATCCAGCAAGCCACTTGCGCCAGTAGCGTTAGCTATCTGCGTGCCTAGGCTTACAGAGTTAGTCGCGTTTGCGCCACGTTTTAGTCTATCGCTTCTCATCTGGCGGTCCATCGTGCGAGCGTCCTCTAGTAGAGAGGTACGAGCTTTAAGCCCAGATAGGTTGCCATCTTGCGTAAGGTATTTAATCTGCGTATCAGTTGCGCCTGCGGCCTTAAGTTTCGCCGCCACCTCTTTGTTAAGGTTAGCACTGCCGACCATATCATTAACTTCGCCGCGTAGGGATTTTTTAATCTCATCTAGCGCCTGCGCATACTTAGCGTCGTCTGGGGATAGCGTGCCGTTATTAGCCTTACTGCCGCCCTGCGACGTTGTAGTGATTTTCTTAGATTTTTTGCCGAGCTGGTCCGCTACTTGCTCTAGGCCCTGTGCGTCAAAGGTAGCAAGCCCCTTACCGTCCGCGATACGGTTAGCGTCTAGCCGTTTCGTTAAGTCTTGCTTTAGGGTTGCTTTTTGCTCTACGGTCATATTTAGATCGTCTGCTATATCATCAGCGAGCTTATACACAGACGGTAAATCAGCCTTAGCTTTAGAGGCCGATACTGCGTCAGAGTGAGCTTTATTTGCCACCTCGGATAAGTCTGCCGCCTGTTTGTAGTCGCTAGGCTCAAAGCCAATTTCTCGCAAACGTTGTACTGAGTTCTTTTGCGCCATTTCCTCGGCTGTATTGCCTTTGAGCTTGCTATAAACTCCGCTGTCCTCGGTCATCTGGCCAGTTTCTTTAAGCGTGTCGCCAAGTTTCTGTAAGTTATTGCGTTTCTTGGCCGAGCCAGTCATATCCTTTTCGCCCCAGCCAGTCGCCTTAGCGTCGGCGTCCGCAATATCGTCGGCCACCTTTTTAACCGCCTTAGCCTCAGCTTGTGGGGTTTTGTTTTTAAGGCTACTGATAGCTTTATTCGCCAGAGCATTAGCGCCGCCCATAACTGCGCCGCCAAGTGCGCCAGTTTGCGCGCCCTGTACTGCCGAGTTAAGCGCTGAGCTTATATCCTGGTTTTGCGCGAAGTCAGTGGCACCTGCGCTTAAAGCACCGCCAGCCGCGCCAGTAAGTGCCGACTTGCCGACTGATCCGAGTAAGGTTTTGCCACCACCGAGCTTAGAAGCGATACCGCCAGTTACGCCAGCCGTGCCAGCGTTAATAGCCGCGCGAGTAAGCGCGTCTGCTAGGCCACCTTGAGCTAAAACTGCGTCGTCTTTAGTGTTGCCATTAGCTGAGGCGTTTTTGTAAGTATCGCCGACGCCCTCAAAGGCACCAGAGATTACATTACCAGCTACGCCGAAGCCTGGCGCAAAATCAAAGACGGTACCGATAGTGCTAAGCGCTTGGCCTTTAGCCTTATTTAAGTCTTTATTCTGGACATCTTTAACTAGCTCGCTATTGCGAAAATCATTAGAGAGGTTAGTTATATCATCTTTAGTCTGGTTATTGGCGTTTTTAATATCCGTCCAGAATTGGTCACTTAGTTTATCCGCATTAGCGTCGCTGATCGCGTCCGCATAACTAGCAAAGCCATAGCGCTTGGCTATATCATTACGAGCCGCGCTAGCGTTATCCATGATTTTGTCGCGCTGGAAGTTTGTAGCGTTATTCTGGACATAGCCACCGATAGTTTGGCCTATATTGCCTAGCGTACCAAACACATCGCCGATTTTCTCGCCGATACCTGCCAAGATACCGCCTAGGCCAGTCGGAGCCTGTTTGACTTGGCTCTGTACTTGGTCGGCCTGCGCCATCTGGTTGTTATAGCTCTCCATAGCGTCATTTTGAGCTTTTATCTGTTGTAGTCTGCGTAATTCATCATCAAAGAAAGCCATAGACACCTCCTAAATCTGTAAGCCTAGACGCTTCATTAACGCGTTATCCTCAGCCGATAGATAGCTACGATACTTATAGTTTGCGCTAGTCGTCGTAGAAAGTGCCGAGTGCTTGGTATTAGACTGCGCGCCGACGATACGGTTAAGAGCATTAAGCGTGCCTCTATCAAGCACCTGGTTAGCGACGCTCATAATGTTAGCGTTGCCAGCGGCGCCCATACCCTTAGCAAAGGTACCAAAGGTTACGGCCTTACCAGTGGAGGCATTAGTAAACTGCGAGTTAGTGTTAGAGCCGTTCCAAGTATATGGGTTAGCTTTTGCCGTCTGATTAGTTAAGTACTTAGTATAGGCATTTTGCGCCGCGATCTGTTGCTTCTGGAGTGCGAGCTGTTGCTTACGATAAGCCTCCTCGCGTTCAGCGGCCACTGCCGCGTCATAGCGCTGGAGTGCGTATCTGTTAGCTTCATCATTAAGCTGTGCGAGCGTCTGCTGTAAGCTAAGTCTGTTCTGATTAGCCTGGCTCTCGGCTCCAGATAAGTCGTTAGCCTGGTTAGTTTGTAGTTGAGTGACAGCTGGCACATAAGCCTGCTGGTAGTACTTTTTATTCGCTATCTCAGCCGAGCCACCAAAAGAGCCACCATTACGGCTTGCGGCCATACTGGACGCTTGCGCCTGGTAGTTTCGCTGGTTGTCTAGCGTTTTGCCTTGCTGGGCGTATTGGGCGTTTATGCGGTTTTTCTGCGCCTCTAAATCGCCTGCGATGGCTTCTATCTGCTGGTTAAGCGCATTACGGCTGTTGTCATACGACTTGTTCGTTTCAGCCATAATGGTTTCTAAGTTCGCCATGCGTATATTAACTACGCGCCGCCAAAATTACTTATATTATAGCATATCTTGGCGTTTTATGCCCTAGACTTCAAACGGATCAATAAAAGTTTGAATATGGGCGGTTATGTTTTGGCCAGTGCCAGTAAGAGTGCGTGCGCTCGGCGACGCTGGAAAGTACGCCACCACTTTAAAGGTAGTTTTGGTGCGCTCTATACCGATAAACATGGTACTGCCGCCATACGGCAAGTAAGCCTCGCCGCAAGTTCCAGTTATGGCCTGCGGAAAGGCGGTAGATGTAAAGTAAGCCCTATAATTCTCTGAGGCCGACTTGCCTAGTGTTATAGTGGACGACGACACTATTTTAATCGTGCCAGCTGGGATAGATATGCTACTCGGTATAATAACGGTCGCTTCGCCCTCCGCGCTGTTTTGTGGCGTGATGTAGTCTGTATTAAGAATAAACTTACTAGCTTTCATCCGTAAATCCTATAATAGTAGTAAATATCGCTGTTATTAACCTGCTTAAAGTACAAGTTATCCTCATCGGCCGCTACTGTTGGCGATCCAGCCGAGCTAGCGGTGGTAAAAGTTCCAAGTGGCTCTATATGGGGATTTTTGCCGTTTGAGGTATAACTCCACCAGTAGTCAATAAAAGGTATCCGCTTTAGATTATGCGCCACAGTTTCGCCACTCTTGGCGATACCCTCTTTTATCAAGCGAGGGTAGTTATTATCCGTGCTAAAAGCCAGCTTGCTCTTAGAGATGGCGCTATTCTTGCTTACCTCTATACCTGTATCATTTTCTGCTATCACGCCCCAGAGCCTATACTTTACAGTGGCGTTTTGATGTTGCGATAGCGTCAG